CTCTCGAAAAACGCGCTGAGAGAGCGACAAATAGCATGAGAAAGAAAAAGAAGACTCAAGATAATTATATTTACTCGTATTATCAAAAAATCAACGACGGCTCCGCTCCTGTTGGGCGTTGGGTGCGGTTGATTTACGAGTATTTGGTCAACGGTCTCGCCGAGAAGCGCTTTTTCTTTGACCAAAAGAAGGCAAACGCGGCAATAGATTGGATCGAAGCGCATTGTTTCCATACGGAGGGGCCGCTCGCGCCTGGTGCGCTGAAGTTGGAGCTGTGGCAAAAGGCCATGATTAGCTCTATCTTCGGAATAGTCGACGAAAAGGGGAACCGACAGTTTCGAGAGATCCTTCTTGTAGTTGCGCGAAAGAACGGTAAATCTTTGCTGGCCTCCGGCATTGGCAATTACATGTGGCGCGTTGACGGCGGATTCGGTGCGAAAGTATTCTGCTGTGCTCCAAAACTGGAACAGGCGGATATCATCTATAACAACATCTGGCAGATGGTAACGCTTGACCCGGAGTGGCAGGCGGAAGAAGAACTGAAGAACGAGCGCGACGAGCATAACAAGAAAATCCACGACGATTCCAACCATGCGAAGCACAGGCAATCGGATCTATCAATCGCCGGCACAAACTCGACCGTCAAGAAGATTGCTTTTTCTGCAAAAAAGTCAGATGGCTTTAACCCGTCGCTGGCAATATGCGACGAGATTGCCGCCTGGGAAGGCGACAAGGGTCTAAAACAGTATGAGGTCTTGAAGTCCGGCATGGGCGCTCGCCCGGAGGGTCTGCTCCTGTCCTGCACGACTTCGGGCTATGTCAACGACAGCATATACGACGAGTTGGTCAAGCGATCAACTCGTTTCCTTTTGGGCGACAGTAAAGAGAAAAAGCTGTTGCCGTTTCTTTACATGATCGACGATGCCGAGAAGTGGAACGACATCAACGAACTCAGGAAGTCAAATCCGAATCTCGGCGTGTCTGTCTCTGTCGATTATATGCTCGAAGAGATAGCTGTCGCGGAAGGCTCGTTGTCGAAGCGGGCGGAGTTTATCACAAAATACGCCTGCTTGAAGCAGAACAGCTCCCTCGCGTGGTTGGAGCAGAAGCTCGTCGAGAACGCAAGCGGAGACGCTCTGAAACTGGAAGACTTCAGCAATATGTATTGTGTTGGCGGCATCGACTTGTCGCAGACGCGAGACCTGACGGCCTGCACAGCGGTGATCGAGCGCGACGGGGATCTGTATGTCTTCGCTCAGTTTTTTCTCCCCGCAGAGAAAATCGCAGAGGCATCGCAGCGCGACGGTGTGCCGTACAACATCTACATTCAGCGCGGTCTGCTGACACCGAGCGGAGACAATTTCGTCGACTATAACGATTGTTTCGCATGGTTCCGGCGGCTCGTCGAGGAATACAAGATATTCCCGCTGAAAGTCGGGTACGACAGATACTCCGCGCAGTATCTCGTCACAGATATGCGGCAGTATGGTTTCCATATGGACGATGTTTACCAGGGCGACAATCTGCATGGCGTTATTTTGGAAACGCAAGGTCTTCTGGAGGATGGCAAGATCCATATCGGCGATAACGACCTTTTGAAAATGCACCTGTTAAACAGCGCAATCAAGATGTCGACCGAGCGTGGACGCGGGAGGTTGGTCAAGGTTTCTCCGGCCGTACATATCGACGGCACGGCTGCCTTGCTGGATGCCATGACAGTACGGCAAAAGTATTACGGGGAAATCGGCGAACAGTTAAAAAATAGAGGTGGTTAAATGGGGCTTTTTGAAAAGCTCTTCGGCAAGCGGCCGAAGCCTAAAGGGGAATACGACACTTTCCATATGCTGAACGGGTATACACCAATCTTCACAACGAGGAGCGGAGGCGTGTACGAAAGTGAACTGATCCGGGCGGCAATCAATGCGAGGGCAACGCAGATTTCAAAACTTCGCGTGGAGATTATGGGGTCTGCGAGACCGGCGCTGCAAACGAAACTGAAACACGCCCCGAATGAGTTTCAGACTTGGAGTCAGTTTCTTTACAGGTTAAGCACGATTCTCGATGTAAACAACACGGCATTTATTACGCCCGTCTTTGACCAGTACGGCCAGCCGAGCGGGATTTATGCGCCGCTGCCGAGCCGGTGCGAAGTCGCGGAATATGGCGGCGTCCCTTATCTGCGTTACACATTCTCCAACGGGCAGAAATGCGCCATTGAGCTGATGTACTGCGGCATAATGACGAAGTATCAGTATAAGGACGATTTCTTCGGCGAGAGCAATCACGCGCTCGAACCTACGATGGACCTTATCCATATCCAGAACCAGGGCATCGAGGAAGGCGTTAAGAGCGCCGCGACATATCGCTTTATGGCGCAGTTGTCGAACTTCTCAAAAGCCGAGGATCTCGCTATGGAGCGCCAGCGCTTTACCCAGGAGAATTTCTCGGCTGACGCAAATGGCGGCGGCCTGTTGCTGTTCCCGAACACCTATACGAACATCAAACAGGTTGATGTAAAACCGTGGGTAGTTGACGCGGAACAGATGGCCGCCATCAAGAGCAACGTCTATCAATACTTCGGCGTCAATGAGGATCTCATCACAAACAAGACCGTGGGCGATTCGTGGGCGGCGTTTTATGAAGGCGCAATCGAACCTTTTGCTATTCAGTTTAGCGAGGTTATGACGAAAATGCTGTTTACTTTCCGCGAACGGTCGCAGGGGAACTATGTCATCGCGTCTGCAAACCGGCTACAGTACATGAGCAACGCCGATAAACTCGCGGTCGCGGAAAAAATGGCCGACCGTGGTCTCATGACCCGCAATGAGCTGCGCGAGATATTCAACCTTGCCCCGCTCAAGGATGACATCGGCAACACGATCCCGGCGCGTGGCGAGTATTACAATGTCGGAGGAGATGAAAATAATGGAACAAAAGGAAATTAGAGCTTTTAACTTTGAGGTTCGCGCCGAAGAAAACGAAGAACACGGACGGTTTTTGACCGGCCGCCCTATCGTTTTCGGGCAGCGCACAAATCTCGGTTGGTATGACGAGATTATCGAAGCTGGCGCTCTTGATGAAACGGATCTCAAGGATGTGCGATTCCTCGTTAATCACAACACCGACATGATCCCGCTCGCAAGGAGCAGAAACAACAACGCAAACAGCACCATGCAGATGTCCGTTGATACGGACGGCATGAAAATCCGCGTGGATCTCGACACAGAGAACAACGCGGAGGCAAAAAGCCTTTATTCGGCTGTGAGCAGGGGAGACATTACCGGGATGTCATTCATGTTCGTTGTCGATAAGGACGCATGGGATGATGTAGACAGCAACCATCCGACGCGGCATATCAGAAGCATTCGCCGCGTTATGGAGGTTTCCGCCGTTACCTTCCCCGCGTATATTCAGACGTCGATTCAGGCGAGAGGTCTCTCCGAGGCGCTGGACAGCGCAAAGGAATCGCTGGAGAGCGAGAAAAACCGGCTGCATGAAATCGAAAGACGCAAGCAGAAAATTCGCATTCTTATGGAGGTTTCCTAATGGAACTGAAAGAAATGACCGTCGAGCAGCTGGAAGAGCGCAAGGCCGCTATCGCTGCTGAACTCGACAACGATGATGCCGACCTTGACGCTCTTGAGAGCGAAGCTCGCGGTATCAAGGAGGAACTCGAATCTCGCAAGGCCGAAGCCGCGCAGAGAGAGGAGATCCGCAAGGCCGTCGCCAAAGGCGAAGGCACCGTAATCAAAACTTTTGAAATCAAAGAGGAGAGAAAAGAAATGTTTGGTATTGAAACCAAAGAGTACCGCGATGCGTTCATGGCAAACCTCGTCGGCCGTGCCACTCCCGAGCAGCGTGCCGTCCTAGCCGATAACAGCGCCTACGGCGATGGCCTCGCTCTGCCTGTCGCCCTTGACGAGCAGATCTGGGATCAGGTAAACAACGACCATCCTATCCTTCGTGATGTCGCCATTCTGCGCTCCGGGATCGCCATTAAGGTCACTCAGATGACTCCGGCTGCTGTCACCAAGAAGATGGACAGCGCGGCCTCTTCCGAGCAGACCATTACCGGCGTTGACGTCAACCTCGTCGGCGCTGACTATCACACCTATGTCACGCTGTCCTACGCCGAGGCGAAGATGTCTCAGGGCGCGATGGAGAGTTTCCTGGTGCGCGAGGTTGCCGACGCTCTCGGCGATGCTCTCGCGAAGGACGTTTTCGCGCGAATCCTGTCCGACGCGACTACTGCTCAGAAGGTCACCGCCACCTCCGATCTGTTCACCGATGTCAAGGCCGCTCTCGCTCTGGCTACCCAGGCTCGCCGCCCCGTGGTCTACGCGCCGTCCAGCAGCTACTATGAAATCATCGGTGCTATCCAGCAGGGCAGCCCCTTCAACATGGGCGCCGCTCTCGGCATCGAAGTCCGCCTGGACAACGCTGCCACGAAGGTCACCGTGGTCGATCCCAGCCTGTTCGTCCTGAACGTCATTCAGGACACGATGGTCGAGACCCAGCGCGATGCGAAGAACGCTTGCTTCGTTATCGCCAGCTATCTCCGCGCCGAGGGCTGCCTCCGCAAGGTCAAGGCCGCCGCGTACATCGCCTAAACATATCATCGGCAAATCATCCGGGGCTGGTTCCTTTTTGGGGCCAGCCCCTTCCGGCAGAAAGGGCGTAACACATGGCAGACACATCTATGATAAGCGCGGCAAAGACGGCGCTGCGGCTTACTACGACCGCGTTTGATGACGAGATCAATTCTCTGCTCGATGCAGCGTACAAGGATCTGGACATCGCCGGGATTGAGATCCCCACGGCAGAAGATGCGCTGATTAAGACCGCCGCCATCACCTATGTGCGGTTGCATTTCGGCAGCCCTGCGGACTATGACAGACTCAAACGCTCATATGACGAGCAGAAGGCGCAGTTACAGACCGCGAGCGGGTACGGATTGGCGGTGACGTAAATGCTTTTTTCAGACGTTGCGCTGCTCATTTCACAGACTTACACCGTGAACTCCATCGGCGACCCAATCCCGACGGAAACTTCGCGGCAAGTGTTCGTCGAAGTCAAGAGTATCGGTCTGAAGCGGAAGATCGACGCGATGGCGACCGGCCTCACGGTCGATTTTAAGCTGATCCTTTCCGACATCGCCGAATATGCCGACGAAAAGATCGTCGAGTATAAAGGCGTCCGCTACAATGTGAAGAATGTTTACATCACCGACGACCAGCGTGTCGAACTGGACATAGGAAGGTATTGATATGCCGCTCCCCCCACAGGCCACGAAAATCTCGCGCAACGGCGTTGAGCTGACCAGCGGCGTCGACCGTGCAAATTACCTGATTACGGAGTTGACGCGTGCCGCCATGCGCGATGTGGCGAAATATGTGCTGAAAATCGTCCGGGCAAACGTCCGGGCAATCAGCAATCAGACGCGCAAGATGCGGTATGCGGGAACACGGTATCAATACTGGATTCGGAAAAAGGAATGCGATTTGCAACTCGGCATTGAGAACACCGCGAAAGGCGCTGAAAGCGCATGGTGGGCCGACCAATCCGAACTCGGAACCGGCGGCCAGCCGAAGCGCGGCTTTTTAAGGAGTGCCGTCTATGACAACATCGACATGATCCGCAAGATCGAGGCGCAGTATCTGTCCGCTATTGAGGACGAGAACAATGCCGCAGCGATGGTAGACGAGAGCGAAAACGATCCGGAGGCCGAAGAATGAGCAAAACAACTGCATTAAGAACAGAAATCAACGGTGTCCTGTCGAGTTTAACCGACGAAAAGATCTACTATCAGCAGGCGGAAAAAGACCATGCTACGAAGTACATCGTCTACACGCTGGACGAGGTGCTGCGTGAGGACGAGCGGACAATGCTCGAACTTGAGGTCAATGTCATGGACTACGGCACAGACACGAGTGCCGCTGAAACACTCGCTGACACCATCCAAACGGCGTTTGATAAGCGATTCTGCATCAATGAGGATATCGCGGTCTACTTTTACACAGACCGCAGAAACTCCCCGAAAGAGCAGGATAGTCTGATTATCAGGCGCCGTCTGACTTTTACAACTTATCTTTACGAAAGAAGGTAAACAAATGGCTATTACTGGCGTTACCAGCGGCACCGCGAAGCATCTCCAGCTTGATGCCGGTGCTTTTTTCAAAAACTTTGACCCGGCGACGGACACTTTTGCGTCTGCCTCCTCAAAACTGATCGGTGCTACTGCGGGCGGCGGCTCTTTTGCTGCTGTTCCGACCATCCGCCGCATCGAGGTCGACGGTCTCAAGGGCGCGACGAAGGGCTATGAGGCCCTGGACGAGTGGCAGGTCACGCTGACCGCCAACGTCAAGGAAATCACGGTCGACAGCATGTCTCTCGCGCTGGCAACCGCCACGTCGGCGGACACAAAGTCCCCGTCCTCGGTGACGAGCAACAACTACACAAAAATTACCGCGTCCAACGAGATCGCGGACACGGACTATCTGACGAATGTGACTTGGGTTGGCCGTCTGTCCGGCTCTCAGACTCCGATCATCATCGTTGTCAAGAATGCGCTGTGCACCAACGGTCTGACTCTGACCACGGCGGACAAGTCCGAGGGCGTCATCGCGCTGACTCTGACCGGTCACTATGACGTGTCTGATCTCGACACTCCTCCGTTTGAGATCTACTACCCGATTCTGAGCACCTGACCATGACGCGGGGAAAGGAAGAAAAGCATGAGAAAACTCGTTACATCGGATGTTTTCGCGCTCGCCCGGATCATCAAGGCGAGCGGAATGCGCGAACAGCTTACGACATTCGTCAAAGGGCTCGCCGCGCAAGACAAACCTCTCGAAGTCGAGAGCGTCGGGTACGAGGGAATCCTCGTCATGATCGAAGCGCTGGCCGAGAGGAAGGCTGAAGCGGCTATCTATGAGGCGCTCGCCTCCATTATGGAGACAACGCCGGATTCCGTGAAAAACCTTCCTCCGGCCGAATTTGTCGCGGCGCTGAAGGAAATCGGCGAGGAAAATGATATTAAATCTTTTTTCGCCTATGTCTCCGGCATTCTTGGGAAGAAATAACTGACCTCGTTTATCGGAGATACGATGCGCGACTAATCCGACAGCTACCAGCGGAGGAAGGCGTCGCTCTCCTTGACTATGCCTTTAACGCAGAGTGGGAGCACAACGTCTTCCTTCGCTGGATCGCCGGTCATGAGTTTGGGATGTCCTTCAACGACTTCAAGGAAGAAGTGCGGCCGAGACCTATTCGGTCGACGGTCGACGTTATGAACGACGTGAAGAACATCCTTGAAACAACGGCGTGGGAAAAATCCTCCTAAGAGGTGAGTAAATGGAAATCTTCAAGCTGATCGGCTCCGTTATGGTTGATACCGCAGAGGCCGAGAAATCGCTTGCTAAAACAGAGAAATCTGCCGAAGGGGTCGGCAACAAGCTCGCCGACGGCGCTAAAACAGCAGGCAAATGGGCCGCAGGCGTCGCAACGGCCGCCGTTGCTGTCGGCGGCGCGATGATAGGTGCGGCAAAGGAGACATCGGCGGAACTCGACGTCATAGACAAGGCATCTCAGCGCATGAAAATGAGCGCCGAGAGTTATCAGGAGCTGGCATACGCTGCGAATCTGTCCGGCGTGGAAATGTCCACGCTTGAGAAAGCAGCGAAGAAACTCGAAGGCACGGATCTGAATATGGACGACGCGCTCGCGCAGATCTACGCGCTCGGCACAGCCGAGGAGCGCAGCGCGAAGGCCGCCGAACTGTTTGGCGATTCTGTCGCTTATCAGATGACTCCCATGCTTAACGCATCTGCGGAGGACATGGCGGCCATGTCACAGCAGGCGCGGGATCTTGGCCTTGTCATGTCCGAGGACGCTGTGAAAAACGGCGCTGCCATGAACGATATGTTCACGCAGATCGAAGGGAGCATTTCAAGTCTGAAAAACGGACTTGTGGCAGACTTTATGCCCTATGTCATGGAGATCCTGCAATGGGTGATTGACAACATCCCAATGGTGCGCGACACCGTTAAATCTGTCATGGACGCGATTCTCCCTATTGTACAGCCGATTCTGAACACCATTATGCAGCTCCTCCCGCCAATTATGAACGCGATAAAGAAACTGATCGATTGGATTATGCCTTACATTCGACCTGTTCTCAACGCTGTTTCGTCTCTTGTAAACGGTGTGCTTTCGTTGCTGAATGGTGACGTTCAAGGCTTTGTAAACGGCATCATCAATTTCCTTTCCGGCCTCGGCCAGACGCTCTACACAATCGGCGCAAATATCTTTACCGCGATGTGGCAGGGTCTTGTGGACATCTGGAACAGCATTTCGCAATGGGTATCTGAAAAAGTTTCCTGGTTGATCGACAAACTCGCATTCTGGCGCAGCGGCAACAGCGAAATGTCCGGGAACGCACACGCTGGCGGCCTTCCGATGGTCCCTTATGACAATTACCCGGCGCTTCTCCACAGAGGCGAGTCTGTCATGACCGCCGCCGACTCGCAGGGATTGCTGGCGGCTGTGGAAAAGATCGCGGAGAACGGCGGAAATGGAGCGCCCATCAACATCACGGTGCAATCCGTTCTTGACGGCCGGGTGATTGGTGAGACGGTGACTCGGTACCAGAACAACAGAGCGAGGGCATACGCATGACTTTTCCTTACATATTCAAAATCAACGGAACAGACTTTTCCGGCCGAGTCAAGCGGTACGGATATAAGACGAGCTATACCCCGGTTTATTCCAATTCCGTGACAACGATGGACGGCGTTGACCACGCCGTTATCTTACGTTGGCGGCATGGCCTCACGGTGGATCTCATGCCTATGTCTGAGAGTGAGTCCGCGAGCTTGCAAACCGCACTCAGCGGCGGAAACATTGCCTCTGTGCAGTTTAGCAGCTTGCAACTCAACAGCGTGGTAACCGCGCAGATGCAGATCACGCCGTCTTCGGCGGCGCTGGTGCTGAAAAATGCGAGCCGGAGGGTGCTTGGAGATATCACGCTCTCCTTTGCCGAGCTGTGAGGTGTTCTTATGCTGTCAACTTCATCAACCTATCAGCAGATCGTTGCCTCACCGGATCACTATTTTGAGCCGAAACTTGTGCTTGGCAGCACAACGTATACAAAAGCGCAACTGATCGGCGTGGCGGTGAACAACGAAAGCCTGCCCAAATCTCCCGCTATTGGACGGGCTGTGGCCTCTGAGATCGACGTCTCGATTCTTAATCCGTCCGGCTCTGTCGCGAACATGGCAACCATGCAGTTGTACACTCGCGCCGTGAGCGGTGCCTTGTCTCTCACCAGCGAATGGCTGCCGCAAGGGACATTTTTCGTCGATACTCGCAAACTTACTTCCAACGATGACGGCTTGAATGTGCTGACGATCCACGGCTATGACGCAATAATGAAAACGGAGGCAGATTACCCGGACACCTCGCACAATTGGCCGTATTTGGACATGCTCGTTGTCGCTGAGATCGCCAGCACGATCGGCGTGACAGTTGACAGCCGGACAAACGGATTCCTAACTTCTGGGTATATGGTAGATCTGCCAATCGGCTACACTATGCGCGAGACGCTTGAGCACATAGCGGCGGCTTATGGTGGAAACTTTGTTATGTCTGCTGAAAACAAGCTCCTGTTTGTCCCATTGTACGGACTTGAACCAGTAATAACTGGCAACTATCTCGCGGACGAAAACGGGAACGCAATAGTCTTCGGCTCTGAGGGGTGGTGCATCCTTGTATAACCTCGGAAAAAACATTAACACGCTCAACATAGGCAGAAAACTCCCATTATTTACAGGCGTTATTATTCATGCCGGACAAAACGACGAGGGAGAAACGCTCGACTATTCCGCAGGCACCGATACCGGCTATGTGCTTGAAGTGGACAATCCTATCGGCACACAACAGATGGCGGACTCCATTCTCGCCGGTTTAAAGTTGCGCGGGATTCGTTATCAATCCTACACCGCAGAATCTGCCTTGCTTGACCCGGAGCTAGAACTCGGCGACAATGTGCTCCTAAACGGCACGGCAGCCGTGATCTATAACAAGAACATAAATCACGGCCCGCTGATGGAGACCAATATTTCGGCACCCTATGACGAGGAGATCGACCACGCATTCAAATATGAGCCGAAGATCGAACGTCAGTTTAAAAGAGAATCCGCCTATACCCGGTCACGCATCACGCAGACGGAGCGCGAGATCTCACTTGAGGTTATAAGGGCGACGGATGCGGAGACATCGCTCGGCAGTCGCATAACACTCACGGAAGACAGCATTGCCGCAAAAGTGAGCAAGACGGGAGGCCAGGCTTCGTCTTTCGGTTGGGTAATGGACGATTCGTCCCACACATGGAGCGCAAACGGTCAGGAAGTTATGCGCGTCTCCGCGAGCGGCTTGAAGGTCAAGGGTGAGATAGAAGCTCTCTCCGGGGAAATCGGCGGTTGCTTGATCGAAAACGGCGTTTTAAAGATCGCAAACGCAAACATTGACAACATCAACGCAACAAAAATAACTGCTGGCTATCTTTCCGTAGACCGAATCGAAAGCGCCAGCTTGACGGGAACAAAAATCTCCGCCGCCACAATAACGGGCGGCAGCGGCGGGAACTTGGCTTCGCTTACGGTGTCCACTCTGAACACCGTGTCCGGCATCAATACAAATCTCGGTTACGCAGCCGGGTACGGCGCGGCAACTGCATCATCCGTGGCAAACGGGCCGGACTATTTTAATGCCGGACAGGTCCGCGCAAGAGGATCGCTTATATCTGAAACGGGGCTAACTGTTTCCGGCACGGGCGGCGCGAGTTTTAGTACAAATGTAACTGTTCAGAATCAGAAAACATTGACTATTACTGGGCAAAGCACACTCACAATCCTTTCCGGCTCGTCATTCTCATTCGTTGGTTATTCCGTTTCCTGGAAGTCTCTGCGCTATGTATCTGATGTTATCGGCGGTGTGCCTGAGTATACAACGGTTTATTACTTGGGGAGGTAATCATGGACACTATCAAATTTGCGAACGGAGCGGTCTATGATTGCTCTTTTCTCTCGACAATCCCGGACGGCACGGCATTTATTGCGCTTGCTGATGTCAGTTTCGCAGAGGCAGCGGCGATTTTCAGCGATGAAAGCATGACCAGCGAAATGGAGTACGGGCAGAGCGTTCTTGTGGGGTACACGCAGTTGCAGGGCGTTTATGTTCAGCCGTATGGAGTCCAGGCAATCCTAAAAGGAGGCCACGATGAAAGAAGAAGATAAAGCAAAAATTGAGGTCGTCCTCAAAACGCTTGATACAATCAGCGTGAGGGGAAGAGACAATATCGATATGCTCTTAGGATGCATTCTGGCTCTTGAGAGCGTACTAAAGGAGGAGGCGAAAGACGATGGCAATGTTTTGGACGGTGATTGAGGAAAAGCAATTCTCCGATGGGAGCATGGTGACTACGGCAACGCCGAAAGTTAACCTTGCTCTTGCAGAAAGTGCGTATTACACGATCCTTGCAGAAGCAGCCGCTGATGGATCTCCGTATCATGCGGCATACATTATCGAGAGCAACAGGGGAGTAATAGCTAGCAAATTCTACGACAGGAGTGAAGAAAATGGCTGAACTGACTCCGAAAACGATTTCAGAACTCCCGGAGGCATCGTCTGTTTCCGATTCTGACATTTTCCCGCTGTCTTCGTCGGCTACGAGTAAGAGAGTCACTTTTGCCAACCTGTTCGCGAGCCTAAAGACTCGCGGGTGGTACAACATCGCAGGAAACACAAACCGCGATTTTAGCCTCGCAAATAATGAGGCGGGTTTTCTTGTCGTGAGCGGCGTGGGAAGCGTAAAAGACATCGTGATCTATATGTGTTCGTCGACCGGCGTTGTTAATTTCACCCGCGTCCTTAACGCCACAGCGTTCACCGTGACCGCCAGCGCAAATAATATCAACCTCGCGAACAACAGCGGAGCATACATGTTCGTTTACCGCTCAAATAGGTGATGGATGATATGACCATTGATGAAGCGAAAAGCAAATTGATAGCTTGGGCAAATGCCCAAGTCGGATACCGCGAATCGGAAAACAACTGGAACAAGTATGCTGACAACGCCGACTTGCAGAAGCTATATGGGTGGAGGCCACAGAACGAGCCGTGGTGCGATACATTTGTTGACACGGGCTTTATCGAGTGCTTTGGCCTTGAACTCGCGTCAAAGATGACCTACCAGCCTATAGGTAAAGGCTCTGCCGCTTGCCGATATTCCGCTGGGTTTTATTCCGCGCATGACGCACTATATCAGACCCCGCAAGTCGGAGACCAAGTTTTCTTTTACTGCGATGGCGGCATTAACCATACGGGGATAGTTACGGGCGCAAGCGGTTTGACAATTACTACCGTAGAGGGCAATTCGTCCGATATGGTGGCGAGGCGAACGTATAGTATTAACTCCACGCACATCGCGGGGTACGGCAGACCGAATTGGTCGGCAGTTACCGACCAGCCTTTAGCCGAAACGCATCAGAGCAGAGCGGTTACTGGATTACCCGTTCTGCGGCGTGGAGACAAAAGCGAAGTTGTCAGAGCCGCACAGTTTTTGTTGATTGGTCGAAAATGCTTTTGCGGTATTTGGGGCGCAGACGGCGACTTCGGCAAATCAACGGAGGCCGCTGCGCTTGACTATCAGCGTAAAGCCGGCCTTGTGGCCGACGGCATTATCGGCGCTCAGACTTGGGCGTCTCTTTTGGGGGTGAGGTAATATGTGGAATGTAAACGGGCAAGACCTCCGAATGTGCGAAGGGGATTGGGGGATTAAACTTCCCGTGACCATTAGTGGAACTACCCTAACCGCACAGGACGAGCTGAGAATCACCATTAAGTCTATCGTTAATGGCTCCGTGGTGGTAGAAAAGACTTTTTCCAATATCGAACAGAACACCGTCAGTTTTGAATTAACAGAAGCAGAGACGGCCCTGCTGACGGTGGGTACTTACTACTATTCGTTGGATTGGTACCAGGCTGGCGCGTTCATGTGCAACATAATCCCATGTGCCGCTCTCAAGGTGGTGGATAAGGCGTGAAGCTGACAGCGACTTTTCAGCCTCAGACCGTAGAAGTTTCCGTCAATCCGTCCACGATGGGCGTGACGATGGGGATGCCCGTGGCGCGTGACCTCGTTGAGCGTGATCCGTATGAGGGCAGCTATGAAATCACGCCGTCCCAAGAAACGCAAACGCTCTCCACAAATAACAAGCGCATGACCGCCGATGTCGTGGTCAAACCGATTCCTCAAAATTATGGCCTGATTACATGGAACGGCGGCTATTTAACAGTATCTTAAAAGGAGAAGAATCATGGCACAAAGTGTAGTGATTAATGGCGTTACCTATAGCGATGTCCCTTATGTGAATATCCCCAAAAGCGGCGGCGGAGAGGCATCCTTTTATGACTCGTCCGACGCGACGGCTGCCCAGAGCGATGTGCTTTCAAGCAAGACCGTTTACATCGCGGGCGGGAAAAAGAACGGCACTATGCCTAACAACGGCGCAACGGGCGGCACGATCTCCACTAAGGCGGGAACCGTGTCGATCCCGGCTGGGTACACCTCTGGCGGCTCTGTTTCTATTGCGACGGCACAGCAGAATTTGCTCGTGAGCGGCAACATCAAGAGCGGTGTCACGCTGTTGGGCGTGGCCGGGGACTCGAATGTTGTTGATACCGCAATCTCAAGCGGCGCGGCAACTGCTTCGCAGATCGTGAGCGGGTACAAAGCATTCGTCAACGGGGCACTCATTGACGGGTCTGCCACCATGCCGACGGTTTCTCAGAACAGCAGCACAAAAGTTTTGACCATTTCGTAAAGGGGGTATATCTATGCCCGATATTGAACTGATGGGCGCGACATACCCCGATGTCCCGGCTGTGGTATTGCCAAAATCGGGCGGCGGTGACGCGACATTCTACGCTCCAAGCGAAATCCTTTATGCCGCAAGCCCGGAGTCTGGCGGCCCCGCAACCGTTGCCAACGGCATCCACTACGCGCACGTGGACAGCACATCGACCTCAAAGGTATTCACGGCGACCATTCCAGGCATTACGGAGCTGTATGACGGCTTGACGGTCATGCTCTATAACGGTGTTGTCACATCGGCCTCTGGTTACACAATCAACATCAACGGACTTGGCGCTTACGGCACATACAACAACATGACGATGGGCAACAATGTCACGCCCACCGACCCAACACGCGATACCACGATTTTCAACATCAGCTACGCTATGCTCATGGTTTTCTGCACCAACATCGGCAATCGCGGGGTAACGGGCTGGATTTGCTATCGCGGATATGATGCCAACACAAACACGATCGGATATCAGCTCCGCACCAACAGCACGGTGCTGAACGTTTCCGATACTGCGCGTTATTACAAACTGTATTTTACCAGCGCGGACGGAAAACATTGGGTTCCGGCATCTGTTAACTCGACCAATAACGCGACATCGGCACGGCCTGTGAATCAGCGGCCTATCGACCCGTTTGGACGCATCGTTTACACGAGCGCAAGCACGAATTATACCGCTGGAGCGAACCTCGCGGCAACAACTATTTGGGAGCAATACACCTTAACCCTCGGCTATTCGTTTAACCGAACGGGCGCAGAACTGGCGCTGACAACTAAGACTCCTGTGTACATCAAATGCGCTCCGCAGAGTGACGGCTCGGCAATCATTGACGCTGATACGCCCTATGTACAGGCTTTGCCGTCAACGGCAGATGGAAAAATCTACATCTATCTCGGCGTTGCGTATGACGCGACACATATCGAGCTTGTGCCTTATCATCCCGTCTACTACTTCAAGGACGGCGCGGTGCGGCTGTGGACTAACGGCTCGTCGTTCAGCGGAGATTACAACGACCTCACCAATAAGCCGACCATCCCGTCCAAGACCTCGGACTTGACCAACGACAGCGGCTACATTACGGGCTATACGGAAACAGACCCGACCGTTCATGAGTGGGCTAAAGCCGCGAATAAGCCGTCGTACACGGCGGCAGAAGTCGGGCTTGGTAATGTCGATAACGTGCGACAGTATTCCGCGTCTAATCCTCCTCCCTATCCCGTGACCTCTGTCAACGGATCGACCGGGGCGGTTACTGTGGCGGCTCTGCCGTCCGTGACCGCATCCGACAACGGGAAGATTTTGAAGGTGGTCAACGGCGCGTGGGTCGCTGCATCGCTGCCGAGCGCAACGGGGGTGAGTTTCTGATGGCGGGAATGTTTAGGACATATCAGCGGAATTACAGCGCGTCGGACACCACGAGCGCCCACATCGACTATGCGGGAGATCCTACTGCAAGCATCGAGGAGACAGGATGGGAAGCCCCGACTGGGTACGAGTTCTCTGAATGGAACTCAAGTCAGGACGGAAGCGGAACCGCCTACCAAGTCGGCGAAATAGCCTACGAGGAAACGCTCTATGCGATCTGGACAAACATTTCTGTCCCGTATCTCGTCAACGATACCGACCTCACGGCAATTGCCGATGCCATTCGGGCAAAAGGTGGTACATCTGCTCCGCTGGTTTATCCGACAGGATTCGTCAGCGCAATCGAGGCAATCGAGACCGGCGGCGGTGGCTCTTCTGCATCACTGTCCGATGTCAATTTTTACGACTACGACGGAACTTTAGTCACCTCGTATACTGCCGCAGAGTTTGCAGCTCTGGATGCTTTACCGGCCAATCCATCTCATGACAATCTTACAGCGCAAGGATGGAATTGGACGCTGACAAATGCAAAAACCTATGTCGCCTCCTACGGTAAGCTTAACATTGGGCAGATGTATACTACCAATGATGGTAAGACAAGGATTTATATCCATTTAGAAGAAGGCCGTCTAAGCCCGATGCTTGGTGTCTGCCCAAACGGTACGGTCACGGTGGATTGGGGAGATGGCAGCGCGACAACAACGTTGACCGGCACGAATACTCTCACAGTAAAATGGACAAGCGTACACACATATCCTGAAGCAGGAGATTATGTTATCACGCTTATGGTTAGCGGCAGTATGGGGTTGTCTGGATTTTCAAACTCCGGGAATGGAGGAAGTTACCTTTTGCGGTATTCATCAGCAACGGATAATAGAAACTATGTGTACCGTAACGCTATCCAGAAGGTGGAAATCGGTAGCAATGTTACAAGTATCAACGACAATGCATTCAGTCATTGCTATGGACTACGTTCGATAACAATTCCATCTAGTGTTACAACCATTGGGGGGTATGTGTTTTATGCTTGCTATGGACTACGTTCGGTAACGATCCCGTCTAGCGTGACAACCATTGGAGGGTATGCGCTTTACAATTGCTATGGACTACGTTCGGTAACATTTCCATCTAGTATGACTAGCATTGGAACGTATGCGTTTTACAATTGTTATGGACTACAGTCCATGGCGATTCCATCTAGTGTTACAAGCATTGGCTCGTATGCGTTTTACAATTGCCATGGACTACGTTCGATAACGATCCCGCCCGGGGTGGCAAGTGCCGATAGTATGGTTTTCGCTAATTGCCAAGGCTTATCTTTTGCAACGATTTCGTCTGGAATTACAAGCATTGGAACGTATGCGTTTTACTATGACTATGGACTAAGTTCAATAACAATTCCATCTAGTGTGACAAGCATTGGGAACTATGCGTTTAACTATTGCAGCAGCTTGAGTTTTATACGCTTCAAGTCTACGACACCGCCAACAGTTTCTGGTGGCAAAGCATGGACAGGAATCCCGACAGATTGCGTCATCTATGTCCCGTCCGGTTCGCTGAGTGCCTACACGAGTGCGACGAACTATCCGAGCAGCAGCACCTATACCTATGTGGAGGAGTAAGTCATGGTTATTGAAAAAATCCTGAATGAGTACCGCGTCCTTCACTATTCGGATACAGGAATGAAGATTCGGCAAATTGGAACGGGTGTGGTTTATGAGAGTGCCGAGGACAACATACCATGCAGCTATACATATGAGGAAACGGATGAGCCTATTCCAGATATTGAAGTGACAGCAAATGAAGCGCTTAACATTCTCTTAGGGGAGGATGAAGTATGATTACAGAAAGATACATGCGGCAGCTCAGAAAAATGATGGTTAAGTCTGCGGCCTCCCTTAACGATGAAGACGCTCTTAGTGCTGTCCAGTTATTTCCTAAATGGGCGATAGGCGTTTCGTATGTTATTGATGAGCGTATTCGTTATGAGGACAAGTTGTATCGAGTCATTCAAGCACATACGAGTCAAGATGATTGGACTCCTGATATTACTCCGGCGCTATTTGTAGAAGTTGCCATGCCAGGGGAGATTCCTGTATGGGTTCAGCCGACTGGCGCTCAAGATGCATATATGACCGGAGATAAAGTGCATTATCCGGATAAGGATGGACCTATTTATATTAGCACCGTAGACAATAACGTTTGGCAACCAGGTGTATATGGATGGGAATTAGTTACTTAATTATATTTGGAGGTAAATACAATGGACATTCTCGGCATCGCGGGCATTCCCGCAATCACGGTAATCTGCTTTCTCGTAGCGGAAGCAATCAAAGCGACGGCGCTTGACAACAAATGGCTTCCCGTCATCTGCGGCGCGCTCGGCGGCGTTCTCGGCGTTGTGGCGCTCCTGCTGAGTCCGGCTATCATCCCCGCTACCGATGCGCTCACCGCTATCGCCATCGGCATTGTCAGCGGCTTCGCCGCGACTGGTATCCACCAGAGCGTGAAACAGCTTGCAGAAAAATAAAAAACACAGGAGGGCAGCAAAAATGAGCGACATCGTTATCGTCGCAATTATCACAGGCATCTGCTCCGTAGCTGGACAATGGCTCATTTCACATAATGCAAATGAGAAGCGGAAGACCGAGGAGGCCGTGAGAGACGCGAGGCTGGAAGACCGTTTGAGATCTGTCGAAAAAAAACTTGACGAGCATAACGGTTATGCTTCGCGCTTCGCGGAGATCCAGACGGACATTGCCGTGATAAAAAACGATATCAAGACACTTTACCGCAAGGGCGAAAATGCTTGATTTCGCAGGCCCCCAGGAGGCCGTGGCGGACGACTCCCCGGCGAGGGGAGTCGGAAAAATGCAATTTTTTCTTGTGTGCCACCGTGTGTGCCACGCAATTCTATTCTGCTCCACTTTGCCCCATTTTGACAAAAAATCGGCTTTTTGATTTCTGTACAAATAGAAAGAAAAAGTGCCTAAAACCATCTCAAAGCCGATGATTTTAGGCACTTTGGCGCAGAAGGAGGGATTTGAACCCTCGCGCCGGGTCTAAACCGGCCTACTCCCTTAGCAGGGGAGTCAAAAACCTAGTGTTTATGCGGGTTTCAAGCCTCGTTGTGTGCCACTTGTGTGCCACGCGAAAAGAGGTTGGCTGCTTCATGCGTGTCCTCTGCCGCGAGGTGCGTGTATTTCTCCTGCGTCTTTGTGTTGCTGTGACGTAGCATTTTCTGAATGACCGCAGGATGGACGCCGAGTCGTACCGCCTCGGTGCCGTAGGTATGGCGGCACGAATAAGGAGGCTTGCTGTGCTTGCCGTCCTCGTCTATCAGATCCTCGACTCCGGCTCGCTTTAGACATTCGTAGTATTCGACATAGAAGTTGTCCTTGTTGATGGCAAGGAGCTTATCGCCTTTTGAAGTTAATAACGATTCGACCAAAGGCCGCAAGAATTCGGGGTATACAATCGCCGTTTTCTTGCGGCTTTTTGTTTTTGCCCCACAGCCGAAGATCTCACACTTCTCTGGGTCGATCATATCTTTTTTGCAGCTCAACAGCTCGGCGGGCATCATTCCCGTGTATATCATGAGCAGGATGTATTTCACAAAATAATCGCCCTTGTCGTAGAGTTTCCAAAAGGCGTTTACTTCGTCCTCAGTAAACGGTGTGCCTTCAGCTTCTTCCAATGCGGGAAGGACGATAAAATCCGCGAGATTCTTCGTCACAAGGCCATTGTTAGAAGCAAGCGCCTTGCCGTAAAGGGCTTTCAAGACGGTCTTGCAATCGCGGGCAGGATAAAACGATTCGCAGGAGGCGTTTATTTGCGTCTGTATGGCCTCCAAAGTTATGAGGTGTATCTGCGTCCCCATGAGCGGCTCTAAACGCTTACGGGCGATTTTATAGGCTGTCTGTCGGTTCTTGGACAGCTTCGGCAAATCGCTCTCTTTATAAAGCTCCCACAGGTCGATCAGCTTTGGCGTGTGTGTTTCGACAACTGAACTTGAAGAAGCCCATTCGAGCGCTTCACGCTTTGTCGCGAAACCGCATTTGCGAGGCCGGACGCGGTGCAGACCATTTTCATCGGTAAACGAATAACCTGGACGAGCGCCTTCCCATTTGGAACCGCGCTTATACGCTGTTCCTTGCCCGTTGCCGCGCTTGTGTGTCTGCCGCTTTACCTCCTGCGGCTTGCCGCAAAAACAGCAGTACGGAGCGTCTGGCGCGGTTTTTTTACAACTGCGGCAAATCATTTTTGCCTCCTGTCAATCTTCTAAAGAAGTCCCGCTTACCCAAAATCTACGCAGTATTGCTTGGACAGCAGTTTTCGTGTCCTCGTCTGCATTCCGATAGCATTTGATGATCCATTTCTCTTCGAGCGAAAACTCAGGGCGTTTATCTGTTCTGCCGAGCAAATAGTCCATATTGATGTTGAATAGGTCAGACATCTCTTCAAGAGTTTCGGGACTCGGTCTCCTGATTCCCGTCTCCCAATTTCCGACCGCTCCCTTTGATACGCGCAGCTCTTTTGCAAGATCCTCTTGTGTCATATGAGCTTCTAAGCGGAGCTGCTTAATTCTGTCTTGCAATGTTGCCACCATGAGCACCTCACAATCTGTGGGAATAGTATAACACGGAATGTATGCATCGTCAATATGTAACTTTTAGTCTTTCTTTTGTTTTTCTCACAAAAAGTGGTTGACAATGCTCACATAAGGTGGTATTTTGTTCTCACAGGTCGAAAGAATGGAGGTGAGATAATGAAAACGATTGCTGAGAGACTCAAAGAATCTCGTCTTGAAAAAGGCTTTTCTCGGGCAGAACTGGCGAATATTTGCGATATTTCTGTTTCTGCCGTGCAGATGTATGAGGGCGGTTTCCGCGTACCGCGAGACCAAATCAAGGTCAAACTCGCAGATGCTCTTGAAAAGTCGATTCAAGACCTCTTTTTTTGATCATAATTCTCACGGTTTGAAAGAAAGACAATGAGAGGTGAAAAATGACACTTGAAGAAATCAAAGCGAGTCCGGCCATGTGGTTGACACCGGCAGACATCGCGCCCGTCCTTGAGTGCGATGCAAACACGGTCAGAGTCCAGGCGCAGGACGATCCGTCAAAACTTGGGTTTCCTGTTGTCGTTCTGTGTTCGAGAATCAAAATCAACAGGAAGGGCTTTCTCCGATTCCTCGGGGAATAAAGAAAGCCGCCTACCGACTGGCACTCGGTAAACGGCAAAAACAAGGAGATTACTATGAACACTATAACAAATTACGCGATCAAATTCAATCCCTATTTCGAGCGCTTTGAGGTCTACGGCTCGAAAAGCGTCATCCGTTACGACGAGCTCCAGCCGCTGTTCGTTTCGGCGAGCTTCAACGAATGCGAAGCCTACATAGAGAGAATGGAGGGATGAGCGTGATGAAGTATTTAGCTGCGTTTACGCTGATGCTGGCATGCAACGAGGTTTTAAGTCTCATCGCACTGATCCTAATGGTCTGCTTTTTCATCGGCGACATCTTGAAAGCGAGGCGCGCGAGATGAAGGTAACCGCGAGAGCGAAGAGACAGGCGGCGGCATATATCTCGCAGCTCAAGCCTGTTGTGCCTATCCACTCTCAGGAGCTGCTTGTCATGGACTACATCCGTAAGCATGGCTCCATCACGCAGAAGGAGGCATCGGAGGAGCTGGGCGTTACCAGGCTCTCCGCCATCATCCATAAGTTGATCCATAAGCGCGGGTTCGTGATCTTGAGCAAAGATGAGACGGCGGAAAACCGATTCGGCGTTGTGTGCGTTTATCGGAGGTATTACATCCCATGAAATTACCGATCAACTATGACAGCGATATAACCAGAATCCCCAAAGAAAAGAGCGTCTACTGTCCCATATGCGGATCTGATTGCGACACCATCTATATAGACCATTATGGAGATATCTGCGGGTGTAACAACTGCATAGAGCCGCACAATGCATGGGAGGTGCTGGATGTTTAACGGCGTTTTGAAATACGTCAAGGCGACGGTTACTATCTCTTTTGAGCCGGACCACGTCTCTTGCCATTATTGCCCGCTGCTTGAAACATACGCACGAAATCAATGCAGACGGACAGGGGAGTACATCATCGACACAAGGTACCGTGGGCGCTACTGCCCGCTCGTGTTCGATCAAGAATCCAACTTTGAAAATGAAACCAACACTATTTGAAAAGGAGATAAAAAAATGAGTCTTACGGTAACAGCAAACGGAGAAAGCAAGATCGCGCCCATCGAACCGGGCACATATCTCGCGGTGTGTTCTATGGTCATCGACCTCGGAATGCAGTACAACGAGACCTACAAAAACAGCTCGCGTAAGGTGCTGATTATGTGGGAACTCCCGGCCGAAACGATCACAATCGACGGCGAAGAACGTCCGAGGACGATCAGCAAACAGTACACGGCGTCCCTCAACGAGCGGGCAACGCTCCGTCAGGATCTCGCATCTTGGCGAGGCCGCGACTTCACAACGGACGAGCTGGAGGCATTCGACCTCCAAAACATCGCCGGCGCTTCGTGCTATATCAATATCATTCGGACGGAACGCAATGGCAGGACCTATTCCAATATCAGCTCCATCATGGCACTGCCGAGAGGCGTAGGGAAGGGAACGCTGTCCCATCCGCCGCTTGTGTTCGACCTGGACGCGTCGTCTGTGTCCGATGTTGACAAGTTGCCAAAATGGATCGCTGAAATCATCAAGAAGAGCGAAACCTACCAGGACAAACTTGTCGTCCCGGAAGGGAGCAAGCTCGTTGAAGACTCTGACGACGACGGAGAGCTGCCATTCTAACAGGAGGGGGTAAATGCCAAATGCCGAAGCGGTATTTTTGGCTCAGACTCAAGGACGATTTCTTTGATTCCAAGCGCATCAAGAAGCTCCGTAAACTGGCCGGCGGGGATACATACACAATCATCTATTTGAAAATGCAACTCAAGGCCATGAAGACGGACGGCGTCCTGCGCTGGACGGGGCTTGAAGACAGCGCGGCGGACGAGCTTGCGCTGGATCTGAACGAAGAGCCGGATAATGTCAAAGTGACCCTTCAGTATCTTCTCTCCTGCGGCCTTGCCGAAACTACTGACGATATCTCATTCTTTTTTCCCTATGCTCTTGAAAATGTCGGATCTGAAACGGCGGCAGCTCAACGTATGCGCGACATGAGAGACAGAGAGCGTAACAATGTTACACCGCTGTTACGCGAGCGTTACGGAGAGAAAGAGATAGAGATAGAGAAAGAGAAAGAGATAGAAAACAGCGATATCGACGCCTTCGATTTGTTCTGGAACGCATATCCTCGCAAGAGCGGCGACATCAAGCAGGCTTGCTTTGAGTACATGGGCGCGATCCAGAACGGAGCGACGCTCAAGGAGATGCTCGATGCAATCGCATGGCAGAAGGAAGAAAAGGGCGGTCGGTATATGCCATCCGCTGAGAAATGGCTCAGAAACAAAGGCTGGACGGAGGCAAAGACGGAGCCGAAGGTTGACCGAAACGCGCCTCCGAGCATGAAATACGAGCCTGTGACAGCTTCTGACTATGATTTCGGAGACAAGATTTGAAAAGCGAGGTTGAACGATGAACAAATACCACGCAAAAAAGGTCAAGGTTGACGGCATGACCTTTGACAGCAAGCGCGAGTATGCGCGTTGGAAAGATCTTCAGCTCCTTCAGAGAGCGGGAAAGATTCAAGATCTGCGCCGTCAGGTTAGATTCCAACTCTGCGAAACGCCGTATGACGAGGCGGGCTTCGCCCTGTTTCGCGGCGTGTTCTACAAAGCGGATTTCGTTTACATCGAGAACGGGAAAACGATTGTCGAGGATTGCAAGGGATTCCGCACGGACGCTTACCTCATCAAAAAGAAGTGGTTTTACGACAAGTACGGAATCCTGATCCGCGAGACATGAAGACGAATCCAAATAAAAAGCCTGCGACGCAGGCGGATGTCAAACGGGCTGAAGCGAAGGCCACGGAGACGGCGGTGAGGATGACGAGCGCGATCTTCCTCACCGTGCTCTGCGACAAATTCGGCGGTGCGGACTACATACCCGATATTTGGCGCGAAGTATCAAAGTTGAGCGAAGAGATCAAGGAAAAGCGGGTTTCTGTCCCCGACCTGATCCGTATGCTTAACGAGGAATATGACATTTTGGTTTAAGGTGGAGACATGAACGAAAATAAAAAACCCGAGCTGCGAGCGGAATTTGAGGGACTCGCGCAGGCAATCGTTGTCCAGGCCGCGAACGACTATCGCAGTTTGAAAAGAACGCTCCGATGGGAGAGATCCGAGGACGAGCGAAAGATCCTGCAAGGGCGGATGCGTGAAATAGAACTCTTTTTCAAATCCGAATACGGCGACAATCTCTGCCACGGGAAAGCGGCGCTGATCCTCAAGCGTTTGAAAGAGGAGGGATGACCATGTATGAAGAACTGGTAAAACGGCCGAGAGAAGCGCCCAGCGTGCCGGAAGTGTTTGCCGATCCGGGAGCAGAAACGGCATTGGAGGGGACGAAATGAGCAGACATTACGGAGAGATTATTGACGATCTCAAGCGCGGTGTGTGCAATCCTGCTTTGTCGGTGAGAGCGTCAAAGGCAATCGAGGAGCTGCTTACAATGCATCAGCTTGACCAAGCGGAAATTGTGTGTTTGAGGAGACAGATTGAAGCGATGGGGGAGGAAAACAATGGCTGAATACATCGAACGCGAGGCG